TCACATTTAATAAGACCATTATTAACAATTTCTCCAGTGTTTTTATCAAAGAGAGCAAGTGAAGGAGCATTCAGATACGATTTACCACCAAAAGTAACTTCAGCTGCAACTACTTGGTTGGCATTCTTAATTCTTACAACTCTAGGTAAGAAAGCGTCTGGTTTAAGAGTATTATCAGAAGGATATCCATATACATCAGTTGGAACAGAAAGATTAGACAGAAGGTTAATATTTTCGCCAATTAACTGAAGTTGTCCACTAATTCCAGTATTTCCAATTGATGTAACTGCAGGAAATTTTTGATATCCAAATCCACCGTTGAGTAGACGGACTTTTGCAATTCCACCAGTTGCACCGATAGAAGTTGTGGTATAGAAAAGTTCAACACAGTCAGTAGACAGGTAGTGTGCTTTTTCTGGTTCTAATGCTAAATTAGCACCAAATGTAGTGGACCCAATTCCATCGACAGTATATGTGCCATTATATCCGCTATTTTCATATGTAATCTTATTGTATCCAATTACCTCTTTATCGGAAGTGGACATATATCCACCCTTCTCAACACCATAATACAACTCACCACTAAATGACTTATTGTATTTGATAGTCTTTGTGGGTGTGGCAGAAGTTAAGGTTGTTCCAATACCAACTGTACCAAACTCAGTTACCTCAACATTTGCAGTAGTTCCGCTTCCAACAAACTCATTAAAGAAGTTGTTATCGTAGAATACTTTTAACTTAGATCCAGATAGTGATGGATCATTGAGATTGAAAACAAGATTGTTGTTTTTAGTTACCTTAAGTGGTGGATTGATTGGATTGAAGGTCTGCCCTGGGAAACCAGTTGACGCTACACTGACTACCTCTGGAGGATCTTTAAAGAGTTGAACTCTGGAGTCAGACAGTTGGAAATTGTCATTATCAACTTTCAATACAAAATAAGTCTTCTGCTCAAGACCACTGGGAAGACTACTTGCCGTACCAAGACTACCATATGCTAATATTTTGTATCCAGTCTGAAAACCGTGATCTTGTACTGTAAATGTATCGGTTATCGTATTAACGCCCGCCCTAGGAATCTCAACAGGATTGACAATTAGATTACCGTCAAGAATTTGGACTCTTACATTTGTAGAGTTTCCAATACCAGTAGTAAGTCCAGGTTGAACGACCAGAGTAAACTTGTCACCAACAGAGAGATTATGATTTTCTTTGGCAACTATCTGTAAATCGTTCTTCTCAATGTCAGCATTTTCCTGTTTGTAGTTTGATTCAAAGTAATAGTTTGCCTTGTCGTCACCAGTGCTCGTAAAGAACAGTTCTGCCGTGTCTGGAGTTGTCTTAAGACCAATTGTGGTAGATGTCTTCCTAACGACATATAGACTGCTTGGAAGGGCACTAGGAGCGATATACGGATCTACAGACCTTGTAGCATTAATATTCGTATTGCCATTACGGTTGAAGGTAACAATATCATTTGTTCTAAAATCATGCTCACCAATAAAAATAGATTTGGAGAGAATTGATCGCGTCTTAGTTACTCCATTAAGAGAAACACTAACCGATGTGGAGAAACCTACAGTTGTGCCTACACCAACCGCTTCTTTAGGGTTGAAATAATACAAGTCTTGGAAATTGGAATCAATAGGAGTTACATCTTTTAAAGGAATAGTAAACTCGCTAGTGAAATAAGTTACCGCAGCACCAGCAGATGCAGTAGCAAATCCAGCATATCTCTCAACTCTTACGATATTTTCACGAGAGAATGTGTTAATAACACGCATTGACTCAGTTCCAATACCAATAGAATCTCCAGCAGACACATTAGGAGGAACTGTAGTCACTCTGATATCTGTGATGATCCCAGTGTACCCATCATCTACAAGACCAGCTGTATATGTTGGTAGAGAGATCTTATGGAAACCTTCAAGTTGAGGAACAAATGTGGTAACACCACTTATCTTTACGAATGAATTTTCTTTATACTCATGGAAGGGATTTACTCTAAACTTAACACCATCGCGAATGGTCTTAAAGGGAACACCTGAAAAACTTTGACTATTGCTAGTGACTCTAGTAATATCTTTACCAAAGATTTTTTGTACATTAGCACTTATACCACCACCACCTGATCCAGTCTCATCAAATACAATAGAATCATTTACACTATATCCTTCGCCACGCTCGGTAATTATGACACTAGTGATGGATCCAATACCAAGATTATCTGGACTAGATTCTTGATTGTTTGTCAAGTATGGTTGGAAGACATAATCATATGCCAGACCATCACCAAACATATTATATGGGAATGTATTTCTTACCAACTTAGAAGACTCAAAGTCAAAATTGGTTTGATCAATTACTAAACCCCTTACTGTGTTCTCTGCAATAGCAAAACTTCTATAAGTATCGCCAATGAAGTATGGGAATAGTGGTTTGTTTAGATTATCTACAGTAGCAAAGTATGCGTAAACTCCTAAAGGAAAATCTGGAGTCTTAGTAAATCTACCATTATGCTCGTCAAGAGTTCCTGATCCGTTGTAGATATAATCATCTACTAAAGATCCGAATGGGAAATTGGCAGTTGGTGGTCTGTTATCAATACCAGTTGCCGAGATTCCGTAACTAGAAGTTTGTAGTTGTACATCCGACTGAATATTATCAGGATCTCTCAGACCAAATGGACCATAAATCGGGTTACCATCATATGCCCAACCGATAATTGGAGAGTGACTAGATCCATCATCTCCATAAAAGTTTCTAATAGAGTTACCATAACCAATATAATTTACAGCGAGACCATCACCGAGTGGAGACAAGAAGTCAAGTTCAGTCTCATCAAGACCATATGCCTTGTTAACCGTAAGAGGTCTCAGTTCAGATTCAAGTCTTAAGTTAGTGCCAACTGGTTGAATATCAATCGTTGTATTTGTGATTGCATATCCAACACCACCAGAGATAACTTTTACATCAGTGACAGATCCTTCTTCTACAACTGCCCTAAGAATAGCACCACTCGCTAGAGTGTTGGCACTACCAACATTAATTTCTGGGGGACCAGAGTAATTAGAACCAGATGCTTTAACAAATGCACTAATAATTCTACCATTAGAAATAATTAATCCAATTTGCGCTAAAGTTCCTCTAGGAATAGAAATGGTAGGAGCATTTACAAAATTGATGATTGTTGAACCATAATTTTTACCTGCCTCATAAAGAAGAGCATCTGTTACTTTACCTCTTACAATAGGAGTTGCAGTAAGAGTTTGTTCTTTTTGATCATCTGTAAGAACCTTGACTTCACACTCAATCTTGGGGAAAAAGAATCTTTGATATCCACTTCCTTGAGAATCTAAAAATGCATAGACTCTATTGTCAAAATTAGTTTTGTTTGGAGACTTATCTCCTTTATTACCTGCCTCAGACAAACGGAACTGATTATCGTTTAATTTAATTACCTGATACTGTTTAGTAGAACTAAGACCAGTGATGGCAGTTGTATCAAATTCGTAATTTAGGATATCGCCATCAACTAATCCGTGATTATCGAATTCTACAAAATCCTTAAATGTGTTGATTCCTACTGTTTTTACAATAAGAGTTCTGCTTCTATAATTTTCTCCAGAGTCCTCTACATTGACTCTAGAAATAGTCGTCTTCTTCTCATAAGTCCTAAAAATATGAACACCACTATTTGATGAGGCAGCATCTTCAGAAATCGTAATTGTGTTGATACCGTTTACAGCATCATTCTTATTGTAGTGAATATACAGAGAATCATTATCAAATGCTCTGACATAGTAATCCTGACCGCTCATAAGGGTCAGTTCAACATTTGAAGCACCAGTTGTAGCAATACCTAAGTTTGTATTGCCATTGCTGTTATAGACGATTCTATCACCAGTCACCATATTGTGACTCTTATTGAAGTTGATTAGATCATTAACTGCCTCTACATTGCCACCTGAGAGAGTGCTGATGCCACTGAAAGTGATCTCACGGTATCTTTCCTCAGTTAGTGCTCTACCTCTAGCTCCAGATCCATTACCACCATATATCTCAACACTGATAATCTTGTTAATATCAAAGTCAAATGGGTCAATAAAAACATTAGAAATTGTTCCAGCAACACTAACTAGCGCAGCTGCAGTATTTGCAGCACTGACAAGAGGATCTTCAATAGTGATACTTGGTGGATGCATGACATCGTACCTATCTCCACCACTCAGAATGTTGATTCTGTTCAGTGGACCATAGAAAACCGAGTCTCCACCTTTGTAGTTAAGAACTTCCGTACCGTTTGTAAGCATGGCAGTGTTGCCATCGGCAGTTCTTTCTGAGGTAGTTTGTGCTTCTTTACCACTCTTAAGATCTTGCTCAAGAATAAATCTACGAATTGGTCTAGATGGGAAAATACTTCTGGTTCCTTGAGAACTCAGAATAAACTCATGTGTACCAAGACCAGTCGGAGGGTTGAAATATTCTGGAAGATTTGCTTTAGTAAATGCTCTAGATGCATACAGTTCGATGCGGTTAGCGGGACTGAGAACTTTTACAAAATAATTTCCTTGGACTAGTCCTGCAATAGGAACTCCAGTAGGAACATATGTAATTTCATCACCAGTTCTGAATGGAACATCATTTGTAAACGCAACTACAGAATATGCATCTTCTACGCTATCGTATCCATCAAAGTTGCCAAGGGCGACAGATGGATCTACCAAAGTAGATCTAATTTTGTCGGAAGAAATTAGATAACTTGGTAGAGAACTTGATGCAACATATCCTTCCCTTTTACCACTATCGGATTCGTTCTCAGTTACAATATAAGTATTATTAATATCAGACAATAGTTGATCTTGTCCACCTCTAATTGGTACAATAGAAGAATTTGCTTTTTTCTGTACTCTTCTAATATCGTAATTGAGAGATGTGTTTAAAGTTGGAATTGTACCCGATATAGTGATCGTATTAGTAGATGTATTGATAGAAGCGACTGTTAACCCAGTTGCATATACTAATTCACTATTTCTACCGACAATCTCAATTTCGTCATCAACTCTAAGACTAGCTTTGTTAATATTGCCAATTAATACAAAACTAGAACCAGAAAATACATCTATAAAATATCTTGCAGAAGTATTGTATACCCAGGAGTTATAAAAAATTTCCTCGTAACTTCTATTCTGTTCAGGATCGTCAATATACCTTCCTAAGTTTCTAATTCTGATAGATGATGTCTCATCTAAGTTTTGGAGTTGCTGATTGGTCAAAAACTGGTTTAGAACACCAGTAACTCGCATTTCTACCTTTTTAGTAGTATCTCCACTCTCATAACCATAAACAATGTTAGGTGCGGAGATTTTTGAGTTATTTGGGATGGATGTTGCAATAGACGGATTTACATCAAAAAATTGATTGATGCTTTTAGTCGAATATGTTAAAGTTTGGGAATAACCGTTTTCAGGGTCACCAATATTCAGAGTACCCGTACTGGAAAAACCAATAGTTGAGTCTACAGTGATTACAGATGCACCAAGTCCAACTATACCAATATTTCTAGTTCTACCAGGAACTTTGAATTCTCCATCAGTAAGAGATCGTTCATCGAAACCTGTAAACAACGAAAGTTTGTAATAATTATCTCTAATTAGAGAAACTTCGGAAATAGGACCAGATGCCGCGCTAAAATTATCATTAGTGATATCATCATCTTGAAAAAGAGTTTCTCCAACAAGATTTTCAGGATCTCCTGAAATTAATTCTATGGAAATAGTTTTTCTACGAATATAATTTGCAAATGACGGTTTAATGAGATATTTCTCAAGATCGTTGATTTTTGGTTCAATACCAAATAACGCTTTGAAGAGAATTTTGAAAGAATCCTGTGTTCCCTTCGATTCGTATAAACTTCTTGCTTCTTTGACAAAATTATTGATATCTAACTGTGGTGATAAAGTTACTCCCTCTAATCCAGGAGTATACATCGTTTTTAACTTTTTATAGAACTCTTTCAGAAAAAGAGCACTAACATTTTGTACAGAATCCCCAGTAGTGTGACTTCCAGCAGTAGTTTGCTCCCAAACTAGATTGGAAGGATCATTAGGAGTGGTATAAGTGCTGATTCCACTGAATCCCCTGGTACATCCAGAAAAAGTAGTTTGAGTTTTTTCTGCATAGGTAATAATCTCATTATTGATCTTAATCAGACCATGGTTATTAGGATAACCGTCAGTATTTCTTACATTGATCGTATCATCACTTGCTGAGATGTCAGAAGTCAGATCTGTGACTCCCCTAATGACATCTACAGTCAAATTATCAATTTTGATGTACGCATCAATATTTTCAGCGATGTCAGCAGGACCACCCTGATAATCTTGTGAGATATAATACTGTTTTAAGAACTCAACAAACTTGGGGTTCTCAGATACAGCAAATTCGGGTACAGATTCAGATATAACCTGATATGTCTTTACCCGTGGACTTAAGGGGGAGTTTGTCTCGATCATCCTACTGTCTAATTAGCGATCCGTTGGAGTAGCTAGATGTAACTTGATATCCAATGCCAGAAATTTGCTGACCGGAGGATATAGTGTCTCTCACGATATTTATCTCAGAATTTGACAAGTCCAATGACAAGTAAATGTCTTTCAACCCAATAACATCATTAGATTCTGGATATGCTTGCACTTCGATGATTCCATTACCCTTTTCGGTGGCAGTAATCTTAACAGCATTCAGTAATATTTCACCTTTTATGTAATCTACCGTTCCAGCGGACTTGACAACAACTTCAGCGCCGTCCCCTTCAATTTTTGCAGGTTTGAAAATAGCAATGTCGCCAGTTCTGCCATCACTTCTTGGAATATCGGTAAGATATACTTTTTCAGTGACTCCTGCAATAGTGAATGCTGTAGATTTGACTGTTCCGCCACCTTCTAGGATGTGGAACTGGTTTCCGAAGCATAATTCATACTGTGCGACTTGATCAACCAATGCTTTTAGATCACGACGAATGGTGACCCTCATAATATTTGATGTAATCGAGTTATTTGTATTATCTACAATATTTTGTGCTTCAGAATACTTAAATCTTCCACCAAATCTATTCAAATTAGCAGAATTGCCATATGCAGTCAAAGATTGAGTAATTTCTGCCTTTAATTCACTTGCATCGTCAAAAACAGAGTTGTTATAGTAGACACTAGTGTCAAGTTCAATATACAGAATTCTCAGATCTTCAATTCTTTGATTAATTCCAGCAACTGCATATTGTTTTAGTTTATTAAGAATATTCTGTTTAGTAAAGTCAGATAAGAATGTACCATTTCTAGGTTTGATACTCAAAACTACAGTTCCGAACTCTGGTGGGTCTAATTCTTCTCCACCGACTACAGAAATTGATTCTGTATTAGGATAAATGTCTTGAACGATAGCTTCGTAATCTCTCGGTGTAACCGCCCTGTTCTGTGCGGAGTACATTCTTGGTGCATAGTATCGTATAGAGTCAATTGCCTCAATGTCGGACCCATTACGGGCGTTCTGAGTGGTTGTTACGGTTACTACATTGGAAGATGTTAAACTCTGCTTAGCATCGTTCTGTACATCACCAGAGAAAAAGAAATTTTTGCCTTCGTTACCATTTTTTCCATCAGTTACAATGTAACTAATATCGACAATATCTCCCTGTTCTAATTTTGTACCAAAAAGACCATCACCAAACAACATTTCATATGTTTCGTTCGGTGCTTCTTGAATTAAATAGATATTTGACTTATCAGTTACGCTAATAATGTTGTCAACCTTGGAAAATGCTAATCCTGCAGACGCACCAGACTTTCTAATCTCTACTCTGAGAGTGTCAATGTCTACATTTGGGTTTTCAATGACGAATCTTTGATCGGTACTACCACTTACCACCCATTCTTTTGTTAAAACAGTCCCTTGGAAGACATCAATGTTCTTAAATTGTGCTGTACGCGGCGGATTTGCTCCTGCAGTGCCTCCAGTATCAATTGGACTGACTGCGATGATGTCTTCTGGGATAGAAAATACGAAATTTGTATCGTTTATAGCGCCAACACACACTAATCCTTTCTTCAGAGTGACAGTTGTGCTGTTTCCGTTAAATTTAAAGTCAAAATTGACTATTGCTTGCGCTGCCTTGCGTGATTTTGGAACATATCCAATGTTTCTAGCAAGAGAAACCACATTTTCTCTTAAAACTGCTGAATCCAAGAAGGATTCGTTAGCAACCATATTGCTATTGAACGCCGTCAGGTAAGTATTGTACGCCAATATGTCAATCAAGACCGACATATTCGATCCTTCAAAGTCAAAATCAGAAAAATCCGAGTTTGCCCTCAAGTAATCTTTGATTGATCCTTTGACTTGATCAAAATTTAGGTTAGTATACTTAAAAGATGGCATTTTTTTACCTAGCTGGTTCTAAAATAAAGTCAAAACTTTGACTTGGGAACTCTTCGCCCACAATGTCATAGTTAATTGTCACCTCAAAAGCATTATTATCTGGTCTTGGACTGACCTGAACGGTAGTATTTGCAATTCTACCTTCAAATCCCTTCAGAACATCGAGAATTTGCTGAGCAATAACACCCGATGTTGCATAGTCTACAAAATCAAAAAGGGAAGAGGTGACATTAGTTCCTAAAACAGAACTGAATGGACGCTCTCCCACAATAGTTTGCACCAAATTCCTGACAGCACGCTTAATTGCGTCCTCATCTTTGAGAACTCTTATGTCTCCACTAACAGGATGAGGCTCAAAGGACAGTGAAATATCTTTGAATGCCTTTGATTTTGATGAAGCCATCCTTAGGCACTATATATCGACATTATTTATAGTCACTCTTGGAGAAGATCAGGTTCTGTCTCATCATTTTTATAATCACCAGCTACTTCACGAAGAATTTTGTCTGATTTTTTACGATCATTTTTAACTCCCCATGAACCACCAACGCCACCGTCCATATTTACAATGAGATCGTCATCCATTTTCTTTCTTATAATATTATAAGATTATTTATTCCTTCTTCTCTGATTCTGTCTCCCAGAAATATTCATCAGTATCTCCTAGTCTACCCCATCTAATACCATTCTCTACCTGAAAGTAATGTGTACTTACTTTGAAGTCTGGTATAAGTGGTTCTTCGGGTGTAATAGACAAGTCAAAGATTCGTGTTCGGTTGTTGGGATACAAGCAAAATTGACCATTCTCAAGCTCAATACAGTTATGTGACTTATGTTCGTCAGGAACTTCGCTAACATTGGTATTTGTGGTGTCTGTGTCTGGGTGAAAGTTATCTAAGGTGAAGCAGTATTCGCCGTTAAGGTTGCCGAAGTTGCGTGTGCGTACTTGGAAGTCCATTGACCCGATAAACTGCTTCTCAAGGCATCTGACACCATAGTCCATGCAGTTCCAAAACTGCAGGTTAGGTAAGTCTAAATCAGGATCAGGAATCTCTGGTCGGGACAAAAACGCAGAGATCGGAAGCTTGTCAAACATTGCTGCATACTTAGGTAAGTATGTCTCAAAATAAAAAGCGCGTCCAGGTATCGATTTACACGATACCCAAACGCCCTCTACAAACTCACCAAATCCATCTTGGAAATCTCTAAGGTATTCTTTACGAACCCAGACTTTCTGCGGTGGAAGATTGATGATAAGTTGACTCATTTTTTACCTTGTCCGCGATACCGCTTCCGAGCAGCGTTCGCGCTCGTCGCGCTAAGTTTTGTATGCTTACCGTTACCTTGCCGAGTTTTTTTGGGGATTGCCTCAATAAATGTGCCGCCGAGCAACGATTTTTTAATCTTAGCCATTTGGTTCCTTCATAGTATGTTTGATGTTATCGGGATGAGGAGCACCTGTCTCATAAAATGAGATAGCATACTCCTCCATGATATTCATGAACTCGTCTTCACCTACATCGGTGTGCCTCTCAGACCCATCAACATAGATTGTGTAGACTGTCAGTGCCATCAGATAACACGCATCTTCTCGTGACCAACTCTAATACGAGGGTCACACCAGATCTCGATTCCTGCTTCGATAGCATCTAGACAGAAACTCACATCCTCTCCACACATGTCCTGGACATCCCCAGACTCGAAGACTTGCATCTTGGGTGCAAACCATGGATACTTCATTTCAGCATGCTCAAAGACGCCGTGCTTAATGAGTACCCATCCGAATCCAGTGTAGTCTACCGTGAATGGCTTCTTACGCTTGGACATCGTTTCACCAGTCTCATGATTCATGACACCACCGTTGTTACGGAAGTCTCCTTCATCCAACCAATGTGCAACAGATGTAGTACGACCATCTTCGGTCATGTACCAACCAGCAGCAATCTGTTGATCCATAAGAACCAACTGCAAGAACTTCTCAGTATTGAATACAATATCTGAGTCGATCCATAGTTGATAGTCATACTTCAGTTTACCATCCCAGGGCAGCTGGTCAGGTCCACGCAGTACATTTGCTCCAAGACACTTACAACGAGCAAAGTTTACCATGCTGCTGTAGTCTTGTGAAATCTGAATACTCGCGCCCATCTGTACTAAGTCGAAACTTAGCTGCAGGAACGACTTCATGAATTGATATGAACAACCCCGACCAGGAAGACAGAATACAATTGCTTTACCCCTAAGCATCTCACGGGCAGCATCATAATCCCATTCTGGTTC